ACTTTCAAACGAAGATATTATATTAGATAAGATACAACAGTATTTTTCTATATATACTAACATAACCAATACAAAAGAAAAATATAATAATCAATATTGTTTATGGGATTACGAGTGTGATGATTGTAATAGGTTTGAATTGAAAAGTCGTAGAATAAACTCAAATACTTATTCAACTGCTTTACTATCTTGTCATAAAGCAGATAAAAATTATTCTAAAAAACAATATTTTATTTTCAATTATTTAGATAAAGTATTATACATAGAATATAACGAACAACTTTTCAAGACATTTAAAATTAAAGTATTTAGAGATAATCGCTATGGACGCAACAGTAAAGAAGAGAATTGTTTTGAAATTCCAATATCAAAAATGAAGGAGTTAAACAATTAAGGACAACAACTTAAAGACAATTTGAGACACTATGTTATAAATGACTTATTATATTTATAAGATAGTTTGTAATGATGTTAGTATAACTGATTTCTATGTTGGTTCTACTACTTGTTTTAGAAAAAGAAAGTATAGTCATAAAACATCTTGTAATAATCCAAATAATAGTAATTATAATTTTAAAATTTATCAAATTATTAGAGATAATGGTAATTGGGATAATTGGCGAATGGTTATTATTGAGGAGATGATTGATGCCACAAAGATACAAGCACATATAAGAGAGGAGCATTATAGATTAGAATTATGTGCGAATTTGAATTCACAATCTTCTTATACTGGATTAACTAAAGAAGAATACCAAAAGGAATATAGACAAACTAACAAAGAAAGAAACAAAGAATATCAAAGAGAATATAAAAAAAGACAAAAAGAATTAAAAGAATTAATTAATATTTAAAAATTAATATCTCTATTAATTATATATGACAACAAATAATAAGATTAAGGAATTCATAAAAAGTAAAAGGGACACATTAAGTGCCTCGTCATTAACCACATACGCATCAATACTCAAAAACTTATATACGAAAGTATTTAGTGATAATGACTTTAATATGGAAAAGTTTGAGGATACAAAAAAAGTAATGGAATACTTAAAAGATATTGCTCCTAATAAACGCAAGACAACACTTTCGGCACTTGTTATTATAACTAACAATAAAGAATATAGAGATGAAATGCTAAGCGATGTTCGTTCCTATAATGCTGATATTTCAAAACAAAAAAAAACAGACCAACAAGAGGAGAATTGGATTGAAAAGAAAGAAATTATGGAAATAATTACTAATTACAAAAACAACGCTACTTTACTTTATAAAAAGAAAACACTAACACCAAGTGACTTACAACAGATACAGAATTATATTATTCTTTGTGTTGTTAGTGGTATGTATATATCACCACGCCGTTCAAAAGATTGGACTGACTTTAAAATTAAAAATATTAATAAAGATAATAATAACTTTATTGAAAAGAATAATTTGGTCTTTACATCATACAAGACCGCAAAAGCATATGGGAGACAAGACATCGCATTACCACCAACTCTTAAGAAGATATTAAACAAATGGATTTCAGTTAATCCAACAGACTATTTATTTTTTGATATTAATTTCAAACCATTAACAAGTATTAAATTGAACCAGAGGTTAAATAAAATATTTGATAAAAAGATTTCAACGAGTATGCTTAGACATTTCTTTTTGACTGATGAGTTTGCCGAAACTATTAATCAAAAGAAAAAAATAAGTAAAGTTATGGAAGAAATGGGTAGTAGTAGTAATATGCTAACAACATATGTTAAGGAAGATTAAGTGTATATATTATTATCCTAAAAGTCTAATAATATATTATAAATTATTTTCATTAGTAGATGTTATTTCAACATCATTTTCTAATTCAACATTTCTATGAATTTCCAATACACCACAACATATTTTTACTAAATCACATTTACTTTTTAATGAATACCTTACACATAATCCAAGAGAACCAGTTATTATTCCGGCAAGTGTTATCCAGAATACACTATCAAAAGTTTCATACCAAGTCATTATATATATACTAATTAAAATAAATATCCATAAATCTTTTCAAATCTTCATACACTTTTGGTTTATCTTCCTTTTTTATACTATTATTCATTTCCATAATTAACATCATAATATCAAATTGTATAGCATCTTTATCTCTTGGTTCTTTTTCTAAAAGTTCTTTAGCATTTAATAGAGTTCCGCAACCACCACCACACATTTATATATATTGAGAAAATATTATTCTGGATATTGACCAGTTTGCTGAATATACATCAACAATAATGTATTACAACTATTATCATATTCTGCTTTAGTTTCATTCAATCTTCGTCGGTTTCTGTTAATGTCTTCTTTTTGTTGTTCCATTTGTTGGACTACATTATCCATATCACTATTTAAAATAGGAATAGCATAAACTTTAGTTTTTACTGTAACTTGAACTGGAGGAGGCATATTATATAATATAAAAAGATTTTAATTTTTCTAAATTAAACTATATTTGTTCTTGTTAATGTCAGTAGCATATTATAACTTGAAGATAAACTGCTATCTCCAGCAAAATATATTCTCATATCTAATGGAAAATTAGCAGTTCCAGTATTATATAATGGTGCTAAATCAACATAGTCAGTCCAATTAATAGGAATATATGGACCATTACCAGCACCATATCCAAAATCTTTTCTATCAATAGAAAAGGGAGTATTAAGATTATAAGTAATTGGAGTATAAACATTTGAAGTAGCATCTATAAAATCAATATAAATACCCATTCCTTTATCGGTCATAGATGAAACTTGAAACATATTGAAAGCAAAATCTATTTTCCAAATAGTAGAAGTTAATGAAATAACCATAGGAGATATTGATACGAATTGTTGAGGAATAGCGAAATCTCTTTGTAAAATTAAATCAAAATTTTGACCACCTAATCCATAAGAAAAACTATCTGTTCTTTGTTTTGTAAAACTAATAGGCATAGAAAAACCAAATGAATTAACATTAGGAACATCTAAATTAATATTATACAATAAATTACTTGTTAGTGTAATGCTATTTTCACTCTCCAAATCTAAACTTCCCAAAGCATCTAATTCTAAATTTCCAGCAGAATTAATTGCCAAAGTATTAGAATTATCATTTGAAATAGTTGTTTGAATAGTTTCAGTTGAAGTGAATTGAATACCTAAAAAAGTAGATGGGTTCGCACTTAATTTTGCTTGAGTATTACTTGGGGGTGGTGCTAATGTAAAATCATAATCTTGAACTTGAATAGCATCATTAAAGTTACAAGTTGTAGGATTGGAAGGAACTGTTAGTGCTCCTAAACCAGTTGGCAAATATGTTAAATCATCAAAACTAATTGAATTTCCAGTATTTACATCTGTTATTTCTAAAGGAGTTAATATTGTTTCAATTGGGGTTGTTAGTATATCTCTTTTTAAAGTAATACCTAATTGACTTATACTAATTGACTTGTCTCCATCATCACTAAATATTTCATTTATAATATTTGTTTGAAAATTCCTTGTTGTCATATTATATATTAATAATAGAAATTATATTTATTAGTTTACATTAATTATACTAACAAATATATAAGTTTCCTAAATGGATTTTAAAGATTGGATATATTAAAACCAGTTGAAGTTATTGTAGAAAAAGTATTACCTTGATTTAATAATTCAACAGATAAATTATAACTGTAAACTTGATTAGCAGCACTAAATCCACTTGGTTTGGATAACAAAAAAACAACATCGTTAATAGTCGTTCCACCATATACAAATAATCTTCCCAAAAAACTACCATTTGATTGAAAACTGGCAGCACTTGCCCAAAATTGTCTTCCGGCGGGGGAAACACTATCTAATACAACATAATTTGTGTTACTATTACCATCAGTAGTTACTATTACATTATCACTCACTCTGCCTCTTGGACCATTTGAAACAATTGTTGATAACCAACCTACTGTATTAAATCTAAAAGGATATAATGTTACAATAGAAGAAGATGAAATATAATTTTGACTATCAAATGGAGATGTTCCTCTTGGATTAAATGATTGAAAATAATTTACTCTAAATGTAACTTCTTGATTTTGTAACCAACCATTAGTTGGTGGTGGAACTAAAAATGAACCACCAGATAAAGGTATGTTAACTACCACTGCGGTAACATTTCCAGCAGCACTTGTAAAATTACCAGCAGAAGATGCTCTTCTTATTGTTGATGGAGAAAGATATGATGAGGATGTTAAAACATTTTTTACCCAACTTAATGTTGCTAATTTACTATTACTTTCAGTTAATGAAGGGTCTGGACAATCAGTTTGTAAATAAGTATTAAATATTTTTAACCCATTTACTAATAAACCATCAATATCTGTTGTGCCTAAAGACATAGTTGTAGGAGTAGCACCAAACCCACTTTTACTTGTTATTTGAAGATTATCAAAAGCGTAATATATACCACAACTTGTTATTGCTGAAGTATCTAAATCTCTTAAACCAAAATATCTTGACCTTATTATAGAATTAAGAAAACTTCCAGAATTGGTCATATCTAAAGGAACATTCATATTATTTCCTCCAGTTGTTAGTTGTAATGGTTGTATTGTAGCATTTGAAGAATTTTTCACAAAAAAATCTATAGATGAATTAGTAGCAGTTGGTCCTCTGCTATCTAATGTTAAATTATTTCCATTTGTAAATATTGCTGTTCCATTAGAATTTCCATTAGTAGCATCTTTTAAACTTACTTGTCTTGTTGATATATTATTCAATGCTGTTGAACCACCAGTCATATTAATCGCATTTGTTGTTGTTAGCACTCCATCTATATTTACTGTTGAATTGAAATCTGCCGCACCATCTACATCTAAATCTTTAATATTGATAATATCATTATTATTCATATTGATATTGGTAGCACCAGCAGAATTTCCAGATAATAATACTTGTGAAAGATTTGGGTTAACACCTCCACCACCAGCAATCGCAGTTTGAACCCAAGCAGTGGTTGGTATTTTTGTTGTATTATCATTTGATGGTGGTTGTAAAGCAGAAGAAGTTAAAGAACCTTCTACTGTTGATGTAAAATTAGCAGCACCAAATGCTGTAAGAGTTCCAGCAATATTTGTATCATCCATCGTCTGTTCACCTTGTGCTGTTGGATATGCTAAAAAGTATTCTAAACCAGTATCAACTGTTAATGCTGTATTATTAATTTCAAAATTAAAACTATCAAATATAGGGACATTTTCTCTTGGAGGTGGGTATAATGCCATTTATATATTACAAAGATATTAAAATATTACTAAATCTAATTAAATTTTTATATTTAGACATTTAGTTGAATTTTAAAAATAAATATATTGTATATATATAATATGCCTCGCAAGAAGAAAGATGAAGATATTAGAACGGATGGAAAAATCCAAAATATGTATGAGATTATCCCAAAACGATTTTTACAGAATGCCTACAATCCTAATTACGAGTTACATAAGTTGAAACTTCCATTTCGTATGTGTGTTGTTGCTCCAAGTGGTTCTGGAAAAACTAATTTCGTAATTAATTTATTGCGATTATTTAGTGCTGGTGATGGGACTTTTTCAAGTGTTACAATTTTAACAAAAAATGCTGATGAACCCTTATACAACTGGTTAAAAGATAAAGTGCCTCAAATTTCTATTCAAGAAGGTTTATCTAAAATGCCCAAGTTAGATGACTATGATAAAAAAGAAAATCATTTACTCGTATTTGATGACTTGGTCTTAAGTAAGGATTTGAGTATGGTTGAAAATGTATATATAAGAGGACGCAAACTTGGCGTATCGGTTATATTCATTAGTCAAAGTTATTTTAAAATTCCTAAAATGATAAGATTGAATACAAATTATATGGTTTTATTGAAAATTCCAAGCAATAGAGACCTTAATATGATTTTAAGCGAAGCGGGAATTGGTTTGACCAAAGATGAATTATTAAGAATGTATGATTATGCTACTGCTGAAAAGTTTAGTCCTTTGCTAATTGATTGTGACGAAGAAATAGATAAACGATACAGAAAAGGTTTTCTTGAAATACTTGATAAAAATAACTATAAATAACTTAATTGTTTCTATATATACTTTTTCCGCTTTTTCCGTTTTTCCCCTTTTTTAAAACTCCCTTATACTTTTTGAATTTCTAAGAGATACTTTACAAATTGCGGAAAAACGGAAAAAAGGGAAAAATCCTAAAAATAAAAAATTGAATTAATTCTTCAATTGTAACAATTTAGTAAAAACAATATAGAAATAATATTCCTATATATATAATACGATATGTCATTAAATACAGAACAAACTCCCACTTTTAAAAGTGATAAGAAAGCATATATGAGAAATGCTGCTAAAAAATTCTATGAGAAAAATAGTGTTAAAATAATTGAATATAAGAAAGAAAAGTATAAAAAGAAAGTAGGACATCTTCAACCACTTAAACGATTATGTATCAATGGATATAGAATACAAGAAGGTAGAAGACTTTTAAAAGAGAAAGCAACTAACAACAAATTAAGTATTTGTATTGTTAATAGTGATGGCGAAACTAATATTATTCCTTATATGGATTTTTATAATCAATACCAATTTATTAATAATGAGATGACATTAGAGTTTGTAGATAATTCAAACGACGAATTTATGTTACTTGTTAGTATGGTTCATTTAATAATTAAGGAAAAACATTAATATATATAAACAATCTAAAGATATTATCCTATACTATATTAGTATAAAATAATATGCCGCCAACATATATCCAAAACAAAGTTCATATTTATAAGTATAGAGCAACCCATTTAGATAAGGTAAGACTTATTAGCAGAAATTCAAAAAGACGCTATGATAATTGGAAAAAAATACAACGAGAGTTTTTGAGAATTCTTTTAGATTAATAATTTATATTTTTTATTTATTTAGGAAAATATAAATTAAATTAAAAACAATATAAAGACTTTTTATATTAATAGTATATATAGAATGACAACTACTAATTATGAAATCTGCGAAGTTCCTAACTATAATATTACTTATCCTAAAAGCAATAAACTTTTAAGAAGCATTGATGAGATTAGTTTTAGATTAGAAAATAATGATAAAAGTTATCACGAGAGACTACATAAAACCGATTTATTGAAATTATGTGTAGATGTTGATAAATTACAGAAACATAATCCTACAACTACTTTAGGAATAATATTAAATGATATTTGTGAGTATGTTGGTGTCAACTTAGAAGATATTTCATATACTACTAATTCAAAAGCATCAGCATTAGGTTCGCATCATATTGTCATTCCATCATTATATATGGTTTCATCTCAACAAAAAAAATATTGGGATATTTTTAGACAAAAATATAAATATGGAAAAGAGATTGATGTTGGTATTATGGATAAAGATGGTTGGTTTAGATTACCAAATCAAACAAAAGGATTGCTTTTTAACAAAAAAAATAATTGCTTTGAAGATATTTCAACAGTTGAAGGTTCGCAACATATTATTACTCAAGGCAATATTGAAGATTTCGTTTTAAAATATATTGAAAAATCTACTTTATTTCTACCAAAAGAAGAACCAAAAGAAGAAGAAGTAATAGAAGAAAAAACAGATGACGAAAGTATTTTAAGTGATATAACTCATATTACTGTATCCAATGAAATGGATGATATAGATGAAGAAACTTATAATTTAATTGCTGAAAATGACTTGGATAAAATGGATGAAATTGAAAAGAAACTATTTATTTTACAAAAATGGTTTGGAGAAGGACAACATCATAATTGGATGAAAATAGCAGTTTGTATTAAAAATATATTTTCTAAAAACTTAAAAATAGGAAAAACTTATTTTGGAAATGCGACTATGAAGTATGGAACTGAAAAAAAGAAAAGAGAATGGGAAGACTTTTATGATAATAAAATTAATATTCAAAAATACAATACTTCAAGTGAAAGAACTTTGAATTTTTATTGTTTCAATGAAAACAAAAAATTATATGAGGAAATTTGTGTAGATTATTTTATTGGTATTAATGATGCGGATGATGCTTATAAAACTGCTACTATTATTCAAAAGAGTTTGAAAGAAAAATTGGTTTATTGTAATAAAAATTGGTGGTGTTTGAATGATAAAAATATGTGGATTAAAGACGAACCAGCATTAACTATTACCAAAGAATATCGTAAATATATGGATTATAGTGTTGGTGTTATAAATGCTAAGATACGAAATGAAAGCGAAGAACCAAAAAAAGAAGAAATGAGAAAAATGATTGAATTGTATTTGTGTTTTATTAAAAAAAGTAGTAAAACAAATTGGAAAAATGATATTAAACAATTTCTCGTTTCATTATTAGCAGATGTTGAGTTTGAAAATAAATTAGATAGAAATATTCATAAACTCGTATTCAAAAATGGAATGTATGATTTAGATACCAGTATTTTTCAAATTGGTTTTAAAAGTTATGATTATATTACAAAGTTTATTCCTTATGATTATACACCTAATTATGATAAAACAAAAATGAAATTCCTAAAAAATGTATTATTGAAAATTATGAATAACAATGTAGAACATTTAGAATATTTTTTATCTATTATTGGTTTCTGTTTTCTTGGAACTCCTCATTTGGAAAAGTCTTTATATTTTGGAATTGATAAAACTGAAGTTTCAAGTGGAGATAATGGTAAAACTTTTTTCTTTGATATTCTAACTCATTTGATGCCAAATTATGTTTATAAAACTAAAAAATCATTTTTAGAAGCAGATAATAAAAAGTCTCATAAACAATTAGCATTAATGAAAGGTATTTATCTTTCTTGGATGGATGAATATGATAAAACGAAACAAAATTACGAATTAATGAAAATTATTGGTGATGGAAACTCAATTGAAAATGAAGTTATGTATGGAACAAGCGAAAATATTGAAATATTCTTTAAAATGTTTATACTAACAAATCATATTCCAAATATTCCTAATAATGAGACAGCAGTGTATAATAGATTTAAACAAATTTCATTTAATTCTCATTTTGACAGAAGCGGAGAAAGAGAAGAAGAAGATATTGATAATTTGTTATTTATTGCTGACATTACACTTGGAGATAAAATTAAAACAGAATATTTTAATGAGGTGTTTCATTTAGTTATTGAATATGCTAAAAAATACATTGAAAATAAAGGATTACCAAGTATTCCATTACAATTTCAAAATGATACAAATGCTACTAAAACAACCAATGACAAGTTCAAATTATGGTTTATAGATAATTGTGTAGTTGATAGTGATAGTAAAGTTGCTTTGAAAAAAATAATTACAGAAAGTGAATGTAAGGAAGATGTTATAAAACAGTCTATGATTAAGATGGGTTATAAGTATAATAAGGATTTAAGTGGATTGGGAAAAGACAATAAAGGAAAACCTTACAAAGGTGGTTATGTTGGTATTAAAATATTAGATGAGGATAATCAATTAGATTGTTAATTATCCTAAAAGATTAGAGATTATTTTTAAAATAAAAAATTGAATTAAAAATAATCAATCATAGTATAGTATACTGAATTACAATAAGTATGTCTAATCTTATTATGAGTATTGTTAATACAATGATAGAATATCAAAAAATACATAATATAAAAGGTAGATGTATAACAAATACACAAATTTTATATGATATTATAAGAGCAACTAACCCATCATTAGATATTAAAATAAAAGCAGTTATTGTAATTATTGATGATACAGAAAATAATATAATGATTTGTAACAGAGCACATATGGTATTATATATTGGTAATGGAAATGTAATTGATGCTTCATATGAAGTAGCAAGTTATAAAAATAGTCATTATTTTACAAATATAAAAGATTTTATTAGTTTTTGTTTTAAAAATTATGGAAAAGAACAACAAATTGAACTATGGGATGGTTTTGGAGGAATAAAAAAAATAACTGAAGATTTTATTAATTTTGTAAATTTATCTAATGAAATGAATGATAACGAATTTTGTGTTAATAAAGAATATTACGATAATTTATTAAATTATATTCAAGAAAAACATAAAAATCAAATTATTATGTTTAGTTCTAATCAACTAAAAAAATATTTAAATAAATAATATTTATCCTAAACTATCTTCATCTTCTTCACTTTCATTAATTCTAATACCACAAACGCAATAACATCCACATCTACATCCATCATCTTCTTCTTCTTCGTCTTCACTTGTTTCACATCCTCGTCCACATCCACAACTGCTATCATCATCACTTACTTCATCTTCTGGATTATTACCCCAACTTTCAATTAATCTTTCTTTAAGACTATCATTTTCTGTATTTATAACAGCAATATAATAGATGTCATATGTATCTAAATTTTTTAAATGATGATAAAATGCTTCCATCGCTTTTTTTTCTGTATAATATTTTCCCCAATAAAATATATGACTATCTTTATCATTTTTAATTTTAAGTTGATATATAGAATTAGGTATTATTATATCGCTAAATATAGTATCTTCATAATATCTTGTAATTGGATGTAATTCTTTAAAAGTCATTTCATTAATATTTTCCGGTATTATTATAACATTATTATTAATATTATAACCATTATTATAATTGTCAATTGTTTCTTTATATATATCTAATACTTCTTTTTTATAATCTTTAATTATACAAGCATCTGGATGACGAGGTCTAAACGATAAGATATGATTGACTAATTCAATTGGGATAAATTCTGCGAGTGACATTATATATATTTAGGATAAATTACTTCTAAGTATATATTCTTAAAATATTTCAATTTTATATTTATCCTAAAATCAACTTAAAGATAATAATTCCTAATATGTAGATGAATACTGTTATAATTAATGGCAAAGAATATAAATATCATTTACCAAATTCTTATGAAAATACAAAACGATTAAAAAAACAAATGAAACAAATAAGAGAAAAGATAAGAGCATCACAAACTGGTTGTTATAAAGACAAAGTAAGTAAGAAAGGAATTCCATACTATCAAAATTATCCAGAACTATTACTATTTTTAGAAAGTTTAAACTAACAAATAATAATATGATAATATATCAATGACTATATTATCATACGACCAAATCCAAACTCCTAAATTAGTTTGGGAAAAAATATTAGAACTCAATCCAATCAATAAAGATTTAGTTTTTTTAGAACCGTTTAGCGGTGAAGGTAGTTTATACGACCAAGTAGATTGTGTTGTAAAAAACTGGTGCGAAATAACAAAAGGCAAAGATGTCTTTGATTTTGAATTCAAAGATAAAATAGAAATAATCTATACGAACCCACCATATCTTTGCTCAATTCCAAATAAAAAAGGTGTGTTTAAAGAACGAAATGCTGTTTATTTTTTTATGGAATACTTTATGACGAATTATCCTAATTTGAAGAAAATTGGGTTTCTAATGAACCAGAAGTGCTTCTCAAGTTTTACTCCTAAAAGATTAAAAAAGTTACAAGATTTAGGGTTTAGTATTTCAACAATGACCTTATTTAACACTAATTTTTGGTGGGGATTACACTATTTCGTCATCTTTGATAAAGAACAAAATGGTTGCTATAAATACATAGAAAAAACTTTTTTAAAATAATTTAGTAATATATAAGAATGAATGCTTGGATTTTACATATTAAAAATTATGCTAAAAAACATAATATATCTTATGCTATGGCGTTGAAAGACCCAAAATGTTCACAAAGTTATAAAAAAATGAGTGGAAGTGGTCCTTGTTTAAGTAGACCTTGTTTAAGTAGAAGAAGAGTTGAACCAGATAATTTTCAATATGTTTTACCAATAGATACTGGAACACCAAACCGAGATATTACATTACCTATTGCTGAAGCAAGAACAACACCTTCTTCAAGAGTTTTTCCAGACCCTATTACTTTAACAACAAGTGCTATTATAGACACTAATGCTGAAAAAATTAATAAGTTAGTTAAAAAAATGAATAAAAATAGAAAAAAAGTAAAAGAATATACATATGATATAGATAATACAACTAATGAAAATTTTATAAAATTACTAAAAATATCAAGAAACGAAAATATAGATAGATTTGTTGATAATTATACAAAACTACAAAGATTAGTTCCAAATGTTGAATTAACACCAGTAGATGTATTAATAAATAGCGAAGAAGAAATATTTCCTAATTCAAGATTTGGAGCAATACAAGAGGCAGTTCCAATAACAGAAACAGATGATATAGAAGGTGGAAAATTAAAAAGTTTTGACCCTAATAAAAACACAGAAATATTAAAATATTCAAATCCAAATAAAGTATTAGATAATGCTATTAAGTATTTGAAAAAAGATATTGTATTTGCTCTTAGCACTAAAAAAACTAAAAAATATATGGTTCAACGACCAGATGGTAAATGGGTTCATTTTGGAGCGATGGGATATCAAGATTTTACTAAGCATAAAGATAAAAAAAGACAATTAGCATATTTGAAACGAACTGAGAATATGAAAGGTGATTGGAAAAAAGATAAATTCTCGGCAAACAACTTGGCGAGAGAAATTCTATGGCGATAAGTATTTTATTTATTTGTTAGTTTATCAAATAAATTAAATCAAAATATAAAAATTAATTTCTCTATTAATTATATAGAATGACAGAAGAGACTAAAGAAAATGTTTATGAGATTAAGGAAGTATTACCTATTGATGAAATATGTGTATATGCTGATGGTATTGATATGGAACATCAACGATGGAAAGAAAAAGTAATGAAATGTAAATTATTATGTTTAGTTGATATGGGATTGAACCCAATGATGAACCCAAGGTATTTGGATAAAAGAAAAAGAACTGAATT